AGGTAGGACCATTGTCCCCATCTTCCCGAGCCCCAAGTGCCATATCCAAATCCAGTCGGTTCACTCATTAGTTAAGCGTAATATCCAGGTCGCCAGCAGGAATCCGAAACACGTCGCCGGTCGCAATTGTTTTGCTTGTATCTAAACTGGCAAAGGCAAGCATGTTGCCGCCGCTGCTAGCGTCTAAAACTGCAACCGCAACAACAGTGCCGTAGCCCGCAGTCGCTGTTGGGTATTCGATAGCGCTTGCGTTAGTCGTCGCGCTGGCGGTCGTTGTAAAACTTGCCGATTGTCGAGCGTAAGCTCCGCCTGTGACCTCTGTACCAGTGGTCGAGTCAGTAGGTGCTACTGTGTAAAGCGCAACGTACACAGTCGAAGGTGACGTGTACGCAGTGTTGCTAAAGGTGTGCGCCAGCAGTTTGTTTTCTAGGTAATCTGTAAATGCCATTTTCCGATCCTATTGCAGTGCGCGCGTGCGCATTTGGACGGACGTTTGCCCGCGTGTTCGTTGATCACTGACGTGCATGTCTTCTACTTTTTTCTGATAGATGCTTCCCCATACACCAATGCGCTCGTCATCTCTGAGATAAGGCGCTGACTGCAACAGGGCACCATATAAGTAGATGTCAGGCGATAAAGACAAAAGCCAGTTGCTGGTATTGCTGTCGCTTAAAACAGGCACCTTGCCGTAGTAAACGAGTTCTGCGGTGTAGCCAGTGCTCGTATCATCGGGAGCCGGGTACACTTCGATCTCAGTGCCGACGTGCGTATAAAAGCGTGGCTTGCCAGTTGCGCTCGATGAGCTGCGCAGCTTGTTCATGTATTCGTTGGTGACGTACTCCAACGGTTCAACTGGATCGGTTTCTAAAATTAATTGCACGCTTTGCATCCAGTCGGCAGGCGTTGCGCTAAATCTTGAATCAATCGTCGCGCGACTGCGGACGATCATGTAGCGATGACGGATGTCGCGTTGAAACTCTGCTTCCGCCAGGCTTATAAAATCAGGAATCGCTGCGGTCAGATCGTCGCGATTTAACCAGTCAGCAATGCTGGCTTTTAATTCAGCATAGGTGGTTAAGGCCACTAGACAGTGCCTCCCCGAGTTCGAAAGAATTTGTTGTCGCTGTCATTAAGCCAACGTTTAAAACGAGCAGGGTCATCGACGATGCCCTGCTGTTTCAAGTCGTGATAGACGGCCATGGGGATACTCGCAACCTTGGACCATTCACCATATCGCTGGTGCTTGTCCACGGCGTTAGCCGCCCGCTTGTTTGCTTCAATGATTGCAGTCACGTCTTGCTGGGTTGCAATAACGATCTTGTCATCTTTTAAGCTGTCGCCTTGCTCATAAATAAAATCAGTTTTTATCTGAGCATCAGCGTCAAACGATAGGTTGCGGATATCTTCCATAGGTCATTCCTTATGACGTGCTGAGGTCTCTTACAACGCCCAAACCGGCTTCGTTGTTGACTTGCAGACCGTACTCACTTAGCAACATGTGCTTTTGAGCATCACCCGTCTTAGCAAGTTCTTCGCTTTGAATCGGACGAAGCGTTGCCATCTCAACCATGTCGGGATCGATTACATAAGCATCTCGCGCTCGGCTGAATCTGTTCGGGACAACAGAGATGGATCCGAAATCGCTCACATAAACGTCAGCCGCACCAATGATCGTGGTAGGGCCGTCAGGTGCCTGGTAACGTTGAGCTGCAATACCGGCAAAGCCTGATACAACAGTCTTAACGTGAGGGCCGACCATTAGAAATTTAGGATCACCTCCATTGGAATACATTGATTGAACAACAGACTTCAGCATGGCTTCAGTCATCGCGCGCTGCGTGCCATCGGTTGGCGCAGCATTAACAACACCGCCTGACAAAGTCGGATCTGCACCGTTTGAGCCATTGCTAGTGTTTGAAGTTAACCAAGAAGTTAAAGGTGCAGTCTTGCGAGCGACAGAAGCGCTTCCGCCGACAGCAGCATGGCTCAATCCGCACAAGTTGTGCTCCATGTCTCGCTTGAGCTCATCGCCTTTCTTAGCGAGTTGGTAAGCTACTTCTGACCGGCGACCAGCTTCATCGATTGCGCCAGACAAGTTATCTGCAATGACAAAGTCTTTGCGAGAGATCTGCGTGTAGTTGCCCAAACGAACCGTAGGCGTTACTGCCGTAAAGCTGGCCAGGTCATCTCCATCGATGTGGTGGTTAGAGATGTTGAAAATTACATTCGCCAGATCTTCGCGAATACCCACAGCGGAGTATTTTGTAAAAGTGTTTGCAACGATTGCCATGTTTAATTACCTATAAAAGAGATTCTAATAAGCCGGCTGCATCTTCCAACCGACCGCTGTTTGCAAGACGTTGACGAGCGCTTTTTAGTTTCCTTGAACGAGGTTTCACTTGGCCTTGCCTGCTTCCAGGCTTAACGGTTGCAGATCGGTTGCCTTTCTTGGCAGCCTTCTTGATCCGCGACTGGCCTTTGTCGTAAAGCATTGCCTTACGCAAAACCTTTATGTGATTGGCGCGAACGAGTGATTGAAGCTCTTCTTCCGCAACGCCGTTATCTAACAGATATTGACGCAGCTCTTCTCGTTCTGTAGCTGCCGTTGATTCATCCCGCCATTCGGGAATCACCTCTGGAAGCCGATGGACCTCTTCTGCCAGGACTTGCTGCATTGCTTGCGTTTGATACTGCTGGTTGGCCTGCGCTACCCGCTGCTGTTCCAGTTGTATCGCCTGCATGCGTTCCTGCTTGGCAAGCTGACGTTTGTTCCATTCGCGCTCTAAGCGAGTTGCTTCAATTGGGTCTTCGTTATAAAGACGATCAAAATCAGGAGCCTGCTCATCACTACTGTTCAATTGTATTTGCAGTGCGCTAAGGAGTTGCGCATATTGCTGTCGCTCTAGGAGTACAGCATCGCGGTCTTGCTCGAACGATTTACGTTCTTCCGCTAATGCTTGCGACTTCTTTGTGTAGTCTGCTTGACGTGAGTAGCCGTTCTTGAGTTCGTCTAGCTGAACCTCGACTTCTTCTCCGTTAACCTTAACGGTAAAAGCCTCGGCTGCTTGCTCTTCCTCATCTGGGTCGTATTCATCATCATCCAGATCGGCATCGTCTTCTTCTGAGTCGAGTTCCTCCTGGGAATCCTCGTACTCAGCTTCTAACTCAACCTCGCCCTCATCGGACTGGTCAACGCCCTCTTCGATCTCTTCTGCCTTATCCTCTTCAGGGGCTAATAAATCTTCGATTGCGTCTCTCGCTTGAAAAAGCCCACTGGTGGGATTTTCCGCATCATACATTTTATCACTCATAAACTAGGTGCTCCTATTTTTTTCGAAGACAATCGAATCGGCTGCCGCACGCATAGTGTTCACAACCTGGTCCAATGCCTCCATTTTTGCGTGAAGTCTTTCCCGAGCCTCGGGCTTTCGTTCACGCTGCCACGCTTCAAAAATTTCAAACTTCACCCGACTGCACATCTCTGCAAAGTCAGGGTCATCGAACATCCTTTGGATATTCTCAAGATACTGGTGCTCCGTTTTGGCCATTGCTCACGCTCGTTAGTTGTCTGATTGCTTCTCGGTCCCGCTCAGAACCGGCTCTGATTGCTGCTGTATCAACCTGGGCACCAAAACGCGCTGCTATCTCTGCTGCCCGCAAGGCAATGTCTGCCTCGTCTTTATCCCGGCGCCGATCGTCTTCGCGGATCATCTTCTCGCGCTCTAGTTCAAGCTCGGCTTGCTTCTTCTGAATATCAGCCTGGATGCTTTGCATCTGTACTTGAATCAAAGCCGCGTTAGGATCAGGCGGCGGTTCTTGCTGCTGCTGCTCCTGTGGCTGGTACTGAGACGGATCAGTAAAGAATCGATTCACATCTTTGAAGCCAGCGAGCTCTAACATTTGCGTCATGGTCGCGTAATAGTTCTGCGCATTGACGATGGGGTTATCTGGGCCCAGTTGCTGCAACAACTGCTCTTGCTTCTGTGCTATCTGTTGCAACATCATCAATCTTTCTTGGTCGCCACCTTTGCCCAAGCTAACGTTGACGACTACGTCCATGTGCGCGTTCCAAGCATCAGGCGCGATTGGCACAAACTCGTTGCGCAGACGAATCATTCTTGGTCGCTCTTGGTGGGTAACAATTAATTTAAGAATGCCTTTGAAGAGTCG